TATAAACTCTAGCACTTTGGTCGAAATTGATATTCGACAATCTCCCCGCCAGTTCACACCGCATCACAACCTCTTTCCACAATGAAATTGCTGTAGGTACGCTGTCCTTCTTTCGTTGTTACGGTTTTCACAAACTCCGTACTCTCTCTTTCGATGGGTTCAAACCTATAACCAACACCGTTTTCTTTGCATCGATCGGAATGACTAACAAAACACTCCATGTATCCATCGGAGAGGAAATAGCGCTCATTTATCTCTTCCAAGGGTTCCAATACATCAACAAGACGCTTTTCCAGTTCAACGGGTTCCGGAAACGAAAACCCCTGTCCCAAATCCGCTCGAACACTCACGCAAAAGACTCTCTCTCTCTTCTGCGGTACACCATAGTCCGCTGCGGAAAGCACCTGCCACTCGTTCTTGTACCCCAACTCTTCTAACGTCCTGCACCAAGCCAGGAAATCGTTTTTGAACTTCTTCCCAACAAGGTTCTTGACGTTCTCCATGATGAGATACTTCGGTAACTCTCCGTCCTCTTTCGCTCTACGTAGTAACCGCTCCACCTCGTAGAGAAGACCGCTCCGTGTCACCCCCTGCACAACCCCCGCCTGCTTCCCGGCAAGCGATATGTCTTGGCACGGAAACCCATAAGTCCAGAGATCGGCATAGTCCAGTTTTTCAACCTTGGAAATGTCGCCGTAATTCCGTACCTCTCCGTAAATCGCCTCGTAGGACTTGATTGCAAAGCGGTCGATCTCGCTGATACCTACGACCTTGTGCGGTAACCCCATCCGTATGAGAGCCTTGCGGAAAGCACCGATTCCGGCAAACAACTCATTTACTGTCAGCATCACAAAACCCCTTTCAGTCTGAGTCCCCAATAGATGACGAACCCGCTCGAGGTGGATTTCCGATCAAACCATTCGGGGTGTCGTGCCAATTCTGAGTTGAACTTGCGTGCCGAGAGAACGTATTCGCCCTCTGATTTCGCCCACATCTTGAACGCAACATAGAGGTCTCTCGCCCGAATATTACCGCCCCCGTCCCCCTCCGGGGTTCTTTCACAGCGGTTCTCAAGGAATTGCAGCACAACGTCATTGTCACGCTCGTAGTTGGCTACAACCTGTTTGAGACTATCACCCATGGTTAACCCGCGCTCTTTGTAGTGCTTATAACCGCGTACCAACCACATGAAGATTCCGCTCATGCTCGATTTCTCACATAACTCTTCTTTGAGGTGGGTGTCCTGCTCGCTCGGAGCAAAATGACGGTTGAATTCAACGACCCTAATTCTCTCGGAAGCAAATAGTGATTTATCCGTAACCATCGGTAAATCATTACAGGAAAGCCAGAGGGTGAACTGCGGTTTGAACGTGACAGCCGATTGATACAGCGCCCGTGCTGAAATCTCTTCACCGCCGGTAAGCTGTTTTATCTTCTCTTCGTCCAGTTTTCCGTACTCATTACTCTCTGCCATGGTAACGAACCGTCTACCCTTGAGTCCCGCCAACGTGGGGGAGGCTGCTTCCGCGTCCTTCTGCCTGTCGCCTCGGCAAATCATTCCGACCGGTGCAACGCTTGCGTACCCACCAAGCATTGTTTCAATGGTGTTCAGCAGCGTGCTCTTTCCGTTTCTCGTTGTCTTGCCGTGCAGAATGAACATGCACTCTTCGTTGCTCATTCCGAGCATTGAGTAACCGAGCGCTCTTTGAAGGAAATCGGCTTTTTCTGTATCGTTCTGCGTGACTTCTGCAATGAAAGTCTCCCATCTATCGCACGCCACCTCTTTCGATACCGTGTGATTGAAGGCCGTCTGCATTGTAATGAAATCGTCCCACCGGTGTTCCCGGAAAGAGAAATCACGCAGATTGTATGTACCATTGAGGCAGTTGATGAGATATGGGTCTGAATCGAATTCAACAGCGGAGATTCTCAACTCACCCGTAGCGTCCTTGAGAATTCTGTCTCTCATCCGTCTGTCGCCCATCCTATTGACGAAACTCAAGTACGCCTTACGGAGTTCCTCATCATCGATCTCACCGCAGTAGAGAATCATGAGTCGAACGAAATCCTTCATCTTTTCGGAGACAAGTATTGCACCCTCATCTTTGCGCCATGCCCCTTCATGGTAGGTGTACCAACTGCGGTGTTCGGGACAATATCGTGCTTCCTCGGTGTAAACAAGTCCGAACAGGGTAGCCATGCCCATTTCAGACCACTCAAACCCGGAAGTGGAATCGTCTCTGCTCTCGGGACGGTGTTGTTTAATGAGGTACATTTTTTCGGACAGCTTTTCGTCCATGATGACGCGGCCGCTCCGTGTCTCGAATAACTCTGGCATCACTTGTCCTCCAATATATTAACCAACAATTCTGTCAAGTCTGAAAGACGCTCCAAGGTGTCATCGATATTACGCAAAGAATTCCGGGATACATGATTCCAAATAAGTCTTGCCTGTTCGAGAGAAATCTTGTACTCGACCTCTTCTTGGATCATCTCGTACACCTGATCGAGAACCATTGTGAACTCACGATTTCTTTCCTCTCTAAGACGTTTGAGTTCATCTCGGTATCTCTCGTTATTAAGCACCACCTGTTCTTTATTCCAGTTCACAGACTTGTTTGCATCAAAAACATGCCATTGCGAAACAATTTGCATATTTCTGGGTTTACAACTCATTTCAGAAACTTTGTAAAGCCCATCTTTGATTTCTTCCCAACTTCTACTCATGGTGTTCACCTTCTGTACCTTGTTATGCTGTCACAGATTGTCCGTATCTCACCTACGTCCAACGGCGGTACACACGCGGTGCTGTTCACATACAGCAATTCTCTGTAAATCTGCCCCTTCGTGTAACCCGTGTTGTGAAGGTATCCTGCAAGAGAGGCCAGAGAAAGATTTCTTCCACCGCTGTGTATTTTCGGATAATCCGGTCTTATCGGGATTCTGTTGTTCACAACATCCTTAGACCATTTCGGTCTATATATTCGACAACATTTAATCGATTCCGAAGATTTATCCTTCTCTTTTTGTTCCGAAAAATATCGCTCAATCACATAATTTATAGCACTTTGATTGTCGATAATTTCACCGTTGAGAAGAACGTCTCCTGTCATTATGAAGTAACGCGAGGCCTTGTAAATCTCAACCCCTGCGAGATTGTTCTTACCCTTGAACGGAAGGTCGCCCCGGAGCAGGATGTGAAACCCTCTCCCGCTCCTTGAGCGCTCCGTGTAACTTTGACATTTCGACACAATGTCGGCAGCAAGTGGTGTCATAAAACCGTCCTCATCAACCCCTGCATCAATGTCGATACCAACGTAACCATCACCTGCGAAAACGAAACCGCAGTAGTCGTAAAAGCCTTTGTTGTAGGACTCCAGAGCCGTCTCAAAGTCAGACCATGTATCAGGGTTCGTGGAAGAAGCAGCTTCTTTTTCCCACGCTTTCATGGGTACTTTGCTGTCTTCCCAAACACACACCCACCGTTTCAGACTTCTCAACTCTTCTGGAATCCGTTCATAAGAGACCACGGTACTTGGCGACCCGCTTCTCACACTCCCGTACCAATCCCCATATCACGTCTTGGTGAACCCCGCTCTTCTTGGAGACTTGGTAGACGTTGTCCGGAATGGTGTCGCCCTCTTTGTAGATTGTCAGAAGTTTCTTGCGCTCTGCCTTGGTGAAACTCTTGAGCGCCATGTGACAAGCAATCCAGTTGTGCTTCTCTGCCTCAGAGTTATAGATTCTGTCCTCGTACCGGGCGTAGAACCGCAAACAATGAGAAACGAACTCAGAATAAAACGCTCGACTCATTTCCCCCTCCTGCTGTTTACTCGGTGTACTCCTCGGTGTCGAAACTCCACAAATCTCCTGCCTCGGTGTAACCGTCCGAACGTTCAACGTTCTCCTCTTCCTCAAGCACCCGCTCTGCGAACTCAACGGGAACGCTTGTGATGACCCAATCCCCACCCGCGCGGTGAAGTGCGTTTACCATGCCGATATCATTAACCCTCAACCGTCTTTTGGTCTTTTTCATTCAACCCTCCTTTGTTCTCTCGAACTTCACACCACAGTACTCGTACACCATGTCCCTGTACTCCTGTAACGTGGTTTCTCCTTCGGAGAACGCTTGGTATTCGTCTATCAGCGCCTCCGCAAGTTTCGGTAACCGTGTCTTTGTTCCCCAATCGAACTTATCCCGCATGACTTTAATCGGGATGGACAGCAGAAGAAGCACTGCTGAATCAGTTGCTTCTTCCACCGCCTCTCTCTTAATGCGCTCAATGTCGCTACGCTTCATTGCTATAACAGGGTCACTGTCTGTGTTTCTCGTAGCCCTGCGTCTTTCAGCCCGGTTCATGAGCCAACCCCTCGTGAAGCAGGCCAGAATAGGGAAGGGTGTCAATCCACTCGCAGAATCTTCTCCACTCATTCAGCTTGTGTCCCCGGCGGTACTCAAGCATGTTGAGCAGGTTTTCATAGGTCATCGTGACTGTGCGTTTCTGATTGTAGGAAGAGGGCAAAAGCTGAACCATGGCTTTCCAGTAGACGATGTCCTTCGTCTTGAGATACATCAACCGAAGCCCGTTCAAATTCATGATAAGTTCATCAAGAACCCCCATTGTGTCGAGTTCCAGAACCCCGTCCTCGGTGACAACCAGGTTGGACAAGTAATCGCTAGAGAAATCTTCCAACTCAAACTTCTTCTTGTGCAGCGTGTGCATGGTTGAACAAGAATTGGCTGTCGTTCCGACCTTGTAGGTGTCAAACTCCTTCCACCAATACAGGGGGGCTGTAATGTCCACCGAGACAAAAATCTGTCTCAAGAACTTGCGGTGCGGAGCGCCTGCTCGAATGAGCCTGGTCATTAAATCGAAGTCGTTCTTGCCAATCTCGTAAACCGAATCAATTAAACTGCTGTCCGATTTCTCCCAACTGTTGAGCGGGTTTCTCATACCACGAATGGCGTGCTTCCACCCCCACACCTCTACCTTTTCAAACTTAATCATGTCACACCCCCTCAACGTGAGAAGCCATCATGTCAGCCGTGTGCGTCCAGAGTACGTTAGGGTACTTGTGTACCGCCCGTGTATAGTATCTCCATTCCTCTTTGTCCGTGAAAGCGCCCATGTGATACCGAATGCACATAACCTCTTCCTCGGTGAGTCTCATGTACTGCGAAAGAATCTGCACCGATTTGTCGCCGTGCCCTGTGAGCAATGTGTCTGTGTTGTGTGTGTACATTCCCGTCTCCGGGTCAATTTTGTACTGATCGATTTTGCAAATGTCGTGAAACATTCCGACAAGTAAGGGTGAGTTCTTGTTCTCCCACTGTAAACCCATCGTGGCGGTGAATTTCCTCAAATAAAACGCCACCTTGCAACTGTGCTCAAACAGACCTCCCTCGTGATTACCGTGGTACTTAGTGCTCGCGGGGGCTGTAAGAAATCCCCTTGCCACGATATCGTCAATGGTGCTCTGAGGGACACAACCGTTAAGCACCCTTTCTAACTGCTGTTTGGTTGCGATCATTCCGTCTCCTCTCTGTGAATACTCCGATCTGCGCTGAACCCGTCCGGGTAGCGCTTTCTGAGTTTCTCAACGTTATTCTGCAAGACGTACTCAAGGGTATAACCCTGTGAAGCAGCGGTTGTTGCAAGATACCAGGCAACATCTCCCAACTCTTCAATCAGGTGGTCGGTGTCCAACCTGTGTCCCTGGAAAAGGTGCTTCTTCACAATGTCCGCGCACTCCCCGGCTTCACCGCAAAGACCCAAGACCCCGTTAATCAGTGCTCCGTTACACCCCACATAACGTCCTTCGGTTCGCAGTGCTTCCTGCTGATACTCATTGATTGTCATTCGTTCCTTCCTCCAACTCGATAAACTTCTTCAAGTACCAAACGGCCTTCTTGATATCCTCAAGTTCGTTCTTGTTTTTGTGTCGATAGAGGTACTTAAAGGCATTGCACACGCAGAAAGCAGCAACCGCTTCCACTCCCTGTGTCTCCAGCATTACCTCTATACACTCAAACTTGCCTGTCTCGTAATGAGACGGGTGATTCACGTTGTCGCTCATGGGTTGTCACCTCCTAGAAAGCAGGGGAAGGTGTTGCTCCTTCCCCGCCGTAAAATGGGTTATCCGAGCAGAGAATCAAGGTCTAAGCCGCCTGTGGGCTGTGAAGGTGCAGTCTTTGACTTGGGTGCAGGGGCACTTTCCTTGCTTCCAAGAGTTCGTGCTCGATCACTCACTGTCTTGGACGGGTCAAAACCATCAACCGGATACAAATCCTTGAGATGAGCAAATGTGACGTTCTTCTTCGGGTCTTTATTGCTCGGAAGAACGGTGTGCTCAACCGTTGCGCCAACGTAGTGATCCACAAGTTCTACGGGGTCAACGTCCTCAAGACCGAAGTCATTCATTACGTTCTTTGCGAAATAGGAGAACGCGTTCAGAGCGCCCTCGTTGTAGTCACCATCGTTGTTGAGGATGCTGAAACGCTCAATGTGCGTAGCGCCCGCTGCGTTTACAAGCTTAATAGCGATTCGTCCGAAATCCTCATCGTAGGTTGCCTCGTAAACTCTGAAAATGTCCTCACCCTCCGGGATGATGGAAAACCCGTCTCTCATCGGAATTCTTCCCATGTCCTTGTCCTCCTTAGTTCTTGTTGAGAGCAGTCTTAATCAGCTCCCAGGCCTGTTCCTCGCTGAAACCGGCCTTCTGAAAACCGCGGTAAAGCATGTAAACACCCCTGCATGTTTCGTCAATCCCATCTTGGATCGATGATATCTCCGTCTTTACCCCAAGTTCCGCCGCCATTGCTTCCAAAAACTCAATGGCGTTCATCTCGTTGTCCTTGTTGTCCTTTTTACCCATGTTTCCCCTCCTTACTTAACCGTCAGACGGTAGGTTTCCGATGCCTTGAGGTATTTCTCAAGTAAACCGTCTGCTTTCAACGCGTCCTTGTCTACGCTTGTGGTCTCCGACCGAGCCACCGTCCAAGTATAGGTAGAACCCTTGACTTCCACCTTCTTGTCTCCTTCTCTGAACTGCCCCATTGCGTACTTCTTAAGCAACTCGTTGAGTTCCTTGTAGCGCTTCTCCTTCTCATTGGTAGAAGCAGCAATCTCATCCAACTCTGTCTTGAGCGTTTCTGCTTCCGCAATCAGTTCCTTGATATCCGTGTCAGCTGTGAGAGAATTTGTGCGGAGCGCTTTGAGAATCTCAGCGTCTTTCTTCTCATCGTACTCGGGAGAAATCCCCGTAGTGACGTAATCACTCCACCATTTCTCAACCGTGGCAACCTTCTCCGCGAAATCCGGGT